TCCTTCCGGGTCAGGACAGGGTCGGCTTGCCGGTCACCTTGAAGGTGAGCGACGCCGACAGCTTGTCGTCGTAGGGGGCGTCCGGCTCGAAGCCGGTCATGATGGCGGCGAACGCCCACGTGGTCGGCGTGGTCGGGTCGTCGGGGAAGACGAGCTGGTAGTTGCGCGGCTCGTCGTCGTCGAGGTCGGCGACCAGCAGGTCGTGAACGGCGGGCTGGTAGTTGATGTCCACGGACACCTCGCCGCCGTCCTTCAGGCCGCCGCGGAACTCCATCCATCCGTCGGGGCTGCCGTGGCTGGTGACGTCGACGGTCTCCCGGGACAGGCCCGGGCCGGAGATCCCGGTGGCGTCGGCGATCTCGGTGAAGACCTCCGTCGTCTGGCCGTCGCCCCGCTTGAGCTTCGTTCCGAACGCGTTGATTCCGGACATGGCCGGTGCCTCCCTTGGGCATGAAGAAGCCCCGGCCCAAGGGGGACGGGGATGACGAGGGGTGGAGCAGGGGGGGTCAGGCCGGCTGTTCGGTGACCACCCGGTAGCGCAGCACCACATGCCGGATGTCGCCGGGCGGCTCCGGGTCGGTGAGGGTCTGCGAGAACTCGAACCGGGTGGCCACGTGGTCCAGCCCGGTGATGGTGAGCGGCTGGTGGTCCAGCAGCCGGGTGATGTGGGCGGCGATGGACAGGCCCTTGGAGTGGCCGCGGTACTTCGTCCACACGTGCAGCGTCACCACGGTCTGCCGGCCGAAGCCGCCGTGCCGGTTGTCGGGGATCTCGGTCGCCTCACCGATGACGACGAACGGGTAGACGTCGTCCTCGGGCACGTAGTCGAAGACGCCGGTGATGGTGTCCATCAGCGTGGCGTCGCCGGTCAGCTGGCCGTAGACGGCCCGCTGGATCGGCAGCATCGCCTCCGGCGCGGCAGGCGTCGTCATCTCGGCAGCACCGCCCCCACCTTGGAGTTGATCCGGTCGCCGATCTTCACCCGCTCCGCTTCCAGAGCGGGGACCAGGGCGGGGTTCGCCGGGCGGCGCCGGGTGCCGTGCTCCTGGAAGATGGCGTACATGTCGTCCAGGTCCCACCAGCCGATCTCTGCCAGCAGCCGTTCGTTGCGGTAGCGGGCGTTGACGCTCTCGGCGAGGTTGCCGGTGTCCCGGGCGACCTTCGATTTGGTGTCGGCGACGATGGCCTCGGCGCCTTCGCGCAGGGCGTGGAAGGCGGCCTGCCGGATGTCGGTGCGCAGGTCGTTCAGCTGGGACCGCAGCCGGCCGGTGCCGATGACCTCCACCGTGATCGTGGTGCCGCCCCCGCGTCCGCCTCCGCCCCGGCCGCCCCGGCCTCTGCGGCGTGCTGCCACGACGGCCCCCTCTCAGCGGCGCCGTGTGGCGAGCGCCCGGTGGATGGAACGCAGCTCGGCCGCCGTCGCGAGCTGCGCCCACACCAGCCGCTCGTCGGTGGGCAGCTTCGTGTCCTCGGCCCGGCGCTTGCACTCGGCCGCGTCGGCGGCGATGTACGGCTGTTCCATCAGCTCTCCTGCTGGGACTGGGTCAGCTCCACCTCGGCCTTGGAGTAGACCGGGCTGGACGGCTGGACAACGGACTGCACGCGGAACCGCTGGGCGTTGCCCAGGTCGTCCGTGCCGCGCAGCTCGTCGCCGCGCCGCACGTCCGCGCGCGCGGACAGGTACACGTTGTGGGAGTGGCGGGACCCCGTCTGCTGGGCGATCAGCCGTTCCGTGGGGGAAGGCTGGTCGACCTTCGCGCGGACCGTGCCGACCTGCGCGAGGGCGATCTCCTCGCCGCCCGCGCCGTCGTCCACGGTCGTCGTGCGCCACACCTGCAGCTGCCGGTTGAAGTGCCGGCCTGGGCCCCTCACCGGGACACCAGGGTCGTGACGCTGGCCCCGAAGCGGGCCGCGAGCCGGTCCCGCCACGCCTGGGTGAGCTCCATCTCGGTGACCCGGCCGTCGGCCCCGTAGGTGACGGACCAGTCCCCGAGCCGCTCGGAGGTGATCTCCTTGTCGGCGGCCAGGCCCGCGCCGCCGTCCTCCGACCGGTAGGCGTTCAGCGCGGCCGCGACCATCCGGCACACCAGGTCGACGATGTCGTCGGGCACGTCGACGAGGCCGTGGGTGTAGGTGACCTCCACCTCGGACGGCTCCCGGCCGCTCCAGCCGGCCGCCCGCCACAGCCGGCCGGAGACCTGCCGCCATCCGGAGACGGTGCGGCCGTCGACGGTGACCGCGTCGACCGACACGATGGGCGGCCCGGGCAGCGTCATCCGCTGGCCGGGCCCACCCTCCAGGGTGAGGGTGGACGTGGTGCGGGTGATGGCCGACCCCGCGGCCTCCCGCACCGCCGCCGAGGCGACGCCCAGGTACACGTTCACGACAGCCGCCTCCGAGGCGTCCACGGCCAGGCCGCGGGCCTCGAGGTCGGCCACCGATGCGAGCGGTGCCAGTGCCACGGCGCCCCCTTCCCTGCTACTTGGCCATGTCGATCAGGTCGGCCTTGGTGTAGTTCGCCGCGTCCTCGCGGGACATGTGCTGCGTGCGCGCCACGTAGGCGACCCACTCGGACTTGGGCGCGCCCTGCGAGGGCCGGTCCCCGTCCCCGTCGGAGTCGGGGCCCGTGACGGTCTCCTCGCGCGGCTGCGGGCCCGGCTCGTCGGCGTCGCCCCGCTCCGACCTCTCCTCGGTGCGCGGCTTCGGACTGTCCTCGCCCGGAGCGGGCTGCGACTTCTCCTCGGCGCGCGGCTCCGGCCCGTCCTGCGCCGCGGCCTTCGGCTTGCTGCCCGGCCAGGACCACTCACCGGACTTCAGCCGCCGCTCGATGAGCTCCCGGGTGAACGGCTGGCCGACAGTCACCAGGAACAGGGCGCCGGCCGAGCCCTTCAGCCGTACCTGCTCGCCGTCCTTCAGCTCCCGCCCGGCCATCAGATGATCACGTCCGCGGCGGCCAGGCCCTTCGGGCGGATGACCTTCGCGCCGTACAGGTGCAGGCCCTTCACGATGTCCGCGAAGCCCTTCTCCTTACGAGTCGCCTCGGTCTTGTTGATCTGCTCCGCGTAGGAGACAGCGCCGTTGTACCCGGCGATGACCAGCTTGCCCGCGCCCGCGCCCGGACCGTTCGGCGCGTTGTTGGACTTGCGGATGGAGAAGCCGGCCGCCTCACCGACCATGCCGTTCGTGCGGGTCGCCGCGGCCTGCGCGTCGCCCGTGCCGACGAACCTCTGGTCCTTCTTGAGCAGGCCGTAGAACGCCGGCGTGACGACCGCCCAGCGGCCTTCGTCGGGGACGTCGTCCTCGTCGAGGACGGTGCCCAGGTCGACCAGCAGGTCGTAGGCGTCGGCCGCCGCGGACAGGGTCTGCTCCGCGACCAGGTTTCCGGCGTCGATGCCCGCGGCCATCAGCCCGGCCACGTAGGCGTCAGCGACGTCGCGCAGCTTGTACGCGGCCTTGCGGGCCTGCTCGGTCAGCACGCGGCCGCCGTTGAAGGCCTGCCGCTTCTCCACGTCGTCGACCTCGAACGCGAAGTACTTCGACTGGTCGATGGTCAGGACGCTGTCGACGTCGTCGACGTCCTCGATGGTGATGTCGACGTGCGGCGTGTAGTCGCCGATCGTCGGCTCCACCAGGGAGGTGATGTGGACGGTGTCGCCGTAGTTGGCGATGTCGCCCTCGTAGTCGCGGTTCACGACACCCGGGGCGGCGTAGACGTGGGACTTCTCCAGGGTGACCAGAAGGTTGGCGTTCCACACTTCCGGCTTGAAGGCACTGATGGCCATGGTCTTCTCCTCAGGGGATTACCGGGTGAGGCCGAGGTAGTCGTCCAGGCGGCCCTCACTCTGGGCCTTGACGATCTCGGCGTGGTTGCCCGCCTTCGACAGACGCTTGACGTCCGCCTCGGTGAGCTGGGAGGGCCGGGCAGTCCCCTTGCGGGCGCCGGAGTCCGCAGTCCCTTGGAACCGCGGCTTGGTGCTGCCGCCTTGCGCGGCCAGGTAGGGCTTGGACTTGAGCAGGTCGTCGATCGCGTCGGCGACCTCGTCGGCGTCGACGTTGCCGTCGTCGTCGACCTCGAAGGCGGACAGATCCAGGAACCGGTGCGCGTCGGCCGGGTCGGCGAGCTTGCCCGCGGCGGCGGCCTTCACCTCCGCCTTCACCAGGCGCTCGTTCACGCGGGCCATGGCCGTCGCTTCGGCCTGCCGCGCGAGGGCGGCGGGGTCGGGCTGGTCGCCGTCGGCCGGCCTGTCACGTTCGGCAAGCTGCGCCTCGAGGGCGCGGCGCCGCTCGCGCTCCGCCTTCAGCTTGCCCTTCATCGTGTCCAGGGCCTTCTTGCCCGGGTCGCCGAGCTGGTCGGCACCCTCCGGGTCGGCGTCGCTGTCGTCCCCGGCCGGGTCGATCGCGTCGTCCGGCTCCACGGGCTCGGCCGCCGGGTCCAGGTCGTCGTCGACGGCGGGCTCTCCGGCAGGGGTGGGCGTGGTCATGTGTACTCCCGTTGCGGGTGCGGGCCCGCGCGTTGCGCGCGGACGGGGTCAGACGATGTAGCCGTGGGTGCGGAGCAGCTGGACGGCGTGCTCCCGGTTGTCGGCCCGGCGGTAGATCTCCTCCGGCATCAGCCGCGCCACAGTCGGGCGGAAGCCGCGCATGGACCGCGAGCGCGGGATCGCGCCGGAGGCTTGCAGGCGACGGAACTCCCGGCGGCGGAACTCGCCGCGCACCGTGCCCTCGAGGGTGGTGACAGCCCGGCCGCCCAGCACGGACGCCGACTGCATGCCGCGGCGGGCGTTCACCAGCTGGCCCAGGTCGGCGCCCTCGGCGAGGGCCTTCGCGCCAGCCTCGCCGAACGTCTTCCGCCGCTGAGCCTCGGACATCTGCGCCACCAGCTCCTTCGGCGACGCGGGCCGCGGCCGGTGCTCCCGGGTGACCGGCTCCATCCCGCAGTTGCAGCGCGGATGCCGCAGGAACGCCCGGTCGGTCTGGTACTCGTTCCCGGCGAGGAGCAGGCAGCGCGAGCAGGCGCCGCCCTCCACCACGCGGATGTAGCCGGTCACGGACGGGCGTGCGGCCATGCCGACCGAGTCGGCGGCCCGCGCCGTGTCCGCCACCGCCGTGCGGACGATGGCGTCCAGCAGCGACCGGCCGGCCACCAGCGACTGCACGATCGGCCGCCCGGCGGCGATCAGCCGCAGCGCCGTCCAGACCGGAGCCATCAGCACCCCGGGGAGGGGGCGGCCCGCGCCGTCGACGCCGGCGAACGCCTCCGGGATGGGGCGGCCGGCGTCCGGCCGGTCCTCGTTCTCCACGCCCAGCAGGCTGTCCAGCCACGGGCCGGTCATCTGCGCGGCCGTCAGCTGGCCGGACATGACGATGGCGAGCACGTCACCGATCAGGCCGGCCCACGACTGCACCAGGTTGTCCTGGTCCAGGCGCCGCCACACGCGGTGCGTGGCCAGCGCCGTCGCCAGCGCCAGACGCTGCCGGGCCTCCATGTGCGCGACCGCCTCCGGGGTCGGGCTCATGCCGCCGCCTGTTCGGCGAGCCAGCGCCGGACGGTCTGGTTGTGGCGGGCGTCCGCGAGGGCGTTGTGCTCTCCGGACTCCTGCTGCGGGAGTTCGTCCCAGCGCAGGCCGAGGCGGGTGCGCTCCTGCTGGATGTCGTGCGTGAACATCGGGACGCCCTCGGGGAGGCGAGCCATCGGTCCCCAGAGCTGAGCCAGGGCGACGTGGTCGTAAGCGCCGTAGTTTGCCCACAGTTCGACGTCGGGCCCGGTAGCGAGGATGAACTCGCGCACCTCGTTGGCGATCACCCAATGCGGCTTGATCCGGGTGTCACTCATGTCGAGGCGCCCATCGCTCTGCTGCAGAGCGTTGATCTGTGGGGCGGGCTTGTAGCCGCGCAGCGGTAGGTGCGGCCACACGTTGGCCTTGAGCCACTGGTGCGCGAGGACGCGGTCAACCGGCATGTCGGAGTTCACGGCGTAGTACTCGCGGCCGTCGTCACACACCATGCCGATCGAGATCAGCTCGATGTGGCATCCGTCCTCGAGGAATTCGAGGTCGTAGTCGATGGCAGTCACGCGGCGTCCTCACCCTCGCTCGGTTCGTCCTCCGGGGCACCGCCGGCGGGCGGCTCGTTGCCGAGGGTGGGCGGGCCGCCGCCGATCTGCCGGGTGAGCTCGGTGACCGGGTCGGCCTCCAGCTCCTCCATCCGCATCGCCATCACGTCGGCGACCTCGGTGGGCGTGAGGCCGTAGCGCAGGGCCAGCCACTCGAAGGGGAACCCCAGCTGCTTCAGCTTCAGCAGCGCGTCCGCCAGCTGCGCGTGGCTGCGCGACTCGGCGTCCTTCCACAGCACCCGCCCGGAGCGCAGCGCGTCCGCCTTGCCGTCCTCCCCGCGGGCCAGGGCGATCAGCCGGGCGCCTTCACGCAGGCCCTGCCCGGACCAGATGTGCTTCTCCTCGGTCCGCTTCACCAGACCGGTCTCAGCGGCCAGCAGCGCCCCCTCGGCAAGGTTGGCCATCTTGCCCACCAGGTAGTGCTGCGGGGTGCGGGTCTGGGCGGCCAGGTGGCCCACGGCGACCTCGATCAGGCCGGTGTACATGGCGAGGTTGGCGGCCTGCCACTCGCCGATGCGGACGTCCTTGCCGTTGAACATCATCACGCGGTCCACGGCGAACTTCTCGATGTCCACCGGCTGCACGCCGACGACTTCGCCCTCACTGTTCAGCTTCGGGATCACCGGGCGTTCGGCGCCCATGATGACCCGCTGCGGGAACGAGGCGTAGTCGGAGGCGGTGAACAGCTGCGCCCACAGCAGGTTGATGGCGTCCTGCATGGCGATCACGCCGTGCACGTCCGAGATCGGGTCGCCGGCCAGGACCGGCTTGTTGGGCAGCTCCACCATCGGCACCACGCCCATGGGGTTGACCTGCGGGTTCGGCTCCTCGCCCATATCCCGCGGCGCCCACCGCTTCATCTCCTCGTCCACGTCCGTCATCTGCGGCGACTGCACGCCGTTCTGCAGCAGCCGCGGCCGGGAGAACTTCCACACCTCACCGGGCAGGAACAGCGTCGCGAAGTCCGTGTCGCCGTCCTGCCAGCGCTTCAGCGCTGCCCGCCGCTCCCGCCGCGAGCCGGGCTCGTAGCCGATGACGCACTGCGAGGCGTCCTCGAACGTGACCACGGGCATGTCCGGGTCGCGCGGGTTGCCCCACACCAGCAGGAAGGACCGGCCGTGGATGACGGAGCCGAGGAACCCCAGCTGGCTGTCGGCGTCCAGGCCGTTGACCTGCCACACTTTCCACAGGTCCTCATCAGCCTTCGTCTGCCCGGAGGCCTGGAAGCCGGTGACGGTCATCCGCTCCACCGGGGAGTCGGCCACCACCTGGACCCAGTTGTCGGAGAAGTCGCGGTAGCGGTCCCCGTGGAACTTCGCGAACTCATCCGACGCGAACTTCAGCGGGTGCTCCCCGCGGTAGTAGGAGTCGTGGCGGGTGATGGCGCGACTGCGCTGGA